ATCAAACAGATTGGTCAGCACCTACAGGAACAGATGCTTGTAATCCTTATGTAGTTACTACTACAACTACCACTACTACAACGACTACTATTCCACCTGCTGTTCCTGATGATGCAACAAATGTGTCAGTAAACTATCAAGGTAAAGATGTTTATTTTAGTTGGGAATATACAGATGGAAATACTGTAGCAAAAGAGTTTCATATCAATTACAGCTATGACAATGTTACTTGGGATAGAGTAGTAATTACAGATACTTCTGCTAGAACATACACATTAGATTATACAAACATTCAGACAGGAACTTTTTATTGGACATTTAGTGTATGTGGAGATTTAGAAAATGGTGAAAGCTGTACAGATAGTGATAGTAATAACTTTGAAACAACAGAGTATGTACCACCTACTACTACAACTTTGCCACCTCCACCACCTCCACCTCCTGAACCTGAAAAGGTAGAAGTTGTAATGGAAGATGGTTCTAAAGCAGAATATGAAACTTATGAAGTAGAAGATGGCACAGTTGATAGAGATAATCAGCGTAAAGCTAATGAAGATAAGTTTGGTTGTTATATGACTGATGCACAAATAGAGCGTGGAGATTGTAAGTTACCTGAAGAAGAACCTAAAGAAGAAGTTATAATAGTTGTTGATGAAGAACGAGATACCAAAGAAGAGCTTCCTGATGATGATGTTGTGGTACCTGAACTGGAATCTAAAGATGAAGTTAAAGAACCTGAACCTATCAAAGAAGAAGATACTCCTAAAGAGGAAATCAAGATTGATGTTGAGAAAATTGAGGAAGAGTTTAAGTTTGAAGAAGAAGAAATTATATTTGAGGACATACCTGAAGATATAATCATTGTTATTGAAGAAGAGGTTGTAGAAGATGAGTTGGATAAAGAGATACCAGGAGATGACATCATCAGAGAAGAAACAGTTCAAGAGGAAGATGTCCAAGACGAGGTTGTACAGGAAGTAGAAGTACCTAAAGAAGTTATCATAGAAGAACTTACTGAAGAAGAAGTAGCTTTGGAAGTTGCTGAAGTAGAAGAAGTCATTAAAGATATTGTCATAGAAGAAGTCACCACTGAAGAAGTTATAGAAGTCATAGAACAAGTTAATGACATAGGTGTACAAAACTTAAATCAAGCTACTGAAGAAGTGAAAGAAGTTGTACAAGCTGTTGTTGAAGAAGCTATAGAAAATGTAGAAGATTTATCAGAAGAACAAGTTGCTGTTGTTGCAGAAGTGTTACAAGTAGAAGAAGATGATGTTGAAATTATTGCTGAAGCTGTCAAAGAAGACGAAGTCGTAGCTGAAGCAGTAGAAGAATATGTAGAGAGAGCAGTAGAGAACGCTAATGTAGAGAATTACACACTTGCTGATGTTGTTACAGAGGTACAATATGAGGCTTTCTTAGAAAATCCTATAGAAGTATTAATAGATTTTGACAACATAACAGAAATAAACTTGTCAAACATATCTAATGATATGACACAGGACCAAAAAGAAAAAGCACAGGAGGTCGTAGTTCCTGTAATCTTGACTAGAATAGCTAGTATGGCTGCGTTTATATTTAGGAGAAGCTAATGATTAAAAAGTTATGGGCTTGGTTTGTAGAAGCAATAAAGGAAACACTAAATCTTAGTTGGACTTTAGTTGGTTTAATTATTGCAACACTAACACTTACTGGAAGTGCAAGACAAATCACAGGTTTAGCTACTATAATAACTTTAGGTATATGGTTGATAACGATAAAGTTCAGAAAGTAACTTGTTGCTCTTACAAAAACGATAAGGGTACACACATTAATATATGTAACTGTAAGGAAGGTGGTATAGGTGAAACTCACAGTTGTTAGAACACAATTTGGAACAGATGCAACAAATGGTTTGTTGTTTATAGATGGTTTGTTTGAATGTTATACATTAGAGGACCAGTATCAAGCAGTAAAGGTTATGCATGAAACCTGCATACCAGAAGGAACTTATGATATTAAGTTTAGAAAGACAGGTGGTTTCCACGCTAAGTATTCAGAGAGATATAAGAATGCACACTATGGTATGTTGCACTTACAAGATGTGCCTAACTTTACCTATATTCTTATACACTCTGGTAATACAGATGAACATACTTCAGGTTGTTTAATTGTAGGAGAAACACAACAAGATTTAGACCTAGGTAAAGATGGATTTATAGGTCATAGTGGTAAAGCATATAAGAAAATGTATGCAAAAGTTGCAGGTCAATTACTACAAGGCAAGAGTGTAAGCATAGAATACACAACAATAAATAAATTATTAGAGGGTCAAGTAGATAATAAAGCTAAAGACCACACAGTGTTAGCTAACACAGTATATGAAAAGCTAGAAGAAATAAATGGAAATGTTTTGATAGGTAATGCTATGTTGAAAGGGAGGTTAATTCAATAATGTTTGATAGAATTAAAAGAGCAAGAAACCAAGATGGTACATTTAAGAAAGATGTATGGTGGACACCCTGGTCTGATTCGTGGGAGTATAAAATGAGTGACGATTTAAAAGATATGTTAGAGCGTACTGCTTGGACATTCATTGAAGCGTTCATTGGTGCATTAACAGTTGCTCCATTAGTTGGTGTAGAAGCTGAAACACTTCAGTTAGCTGCATTAGCTGGTGGTGGTGCTGCACTTGCAGTTATCAAAACATACGCTAAAAAACAAATAACTAAGTAATAGATTTTGTCACTCCTTTGTAGTAAACTGTCAATGACAGGGCAAAGGAGGACAAATGTCCAATAAAAATATACCTGAAGAGTGGGGTAACAACTTCTACAAATCAGGTTGGCAACCAGGTCTGGAAGTCAATGAACAGACAGGCATGGGAGAAATCACACATGTTGGAACAGACCCTAACTATAGGAAAAAGTTTGACCAAATACTAGAAGGTTGGGGTTTTGACCCTAAAATCTACGAAATAGAAGGCTCTGTACGAGCTAGTTCATGGAACGCACAGTTAAAAGGTGGACAAACTACTACTTTTTATGCGTTTAAAGGCATTGTAAAGAAGAAAAGACCTGGACATGATAAGTATTTCCAACAATTATTCAAACAAGCAAGTAAAAAACCAACATTAAAACCTAAAACTTATGGTGGTGATACTGCTTTCTTATTTTTTATGGCTGATTGGCAGCTAGGTAAGAAAGATTATGGCGTTGAGAATACCCTTAAACGCTACGAGGTTGCCCTACAAGATGCAGTAAATAGAATTAAGGAACTGCGTAAGGTAGGTGTCCAAATAGATGAAATATATATGATAGGACTAGGTGACCTTACTGAAAACTGTTATGGCTTTTATGACAGTCAACCATTTAACATTGAACTGACAATGATAGAGCAATATGCGTTGGCTAGGTCATTAATTATGAAAACAGTAGATACTTTTCTACCACACGCAGACAAACTTGTACTAGCAGGAGCACCAGGTAATCATGGTGAGGCTTCTAGGTCACAAAAAGGTCAGGTTGTTACTAATAGATTAGATAACACAGATACAATGCACTTACAGATATGTGGTGAGATTATGAAAGCTAATCCTGAACGCTATAAAAAGGTTACAGTAGAAGTTCCTGAAGGTTTCCATCAAGTTATGGACATCAAGGGTATAACTTGTGGTTGGACACATGGACACATGACTTCAGGTGGAGGCAGCAATCCTGAAAACAAGATAGAAAACTGGTGGAAGGGTCAGATGTATGGCTTTCTTCCAGCAGGTGAGTGTCAAATCTTAATCACAGGTCACTATCATCACTTTCGTAGTAAGCAACAAGGTGACAGAACTTGGTTTCAATCACCTAGCTTAGATAAGTCCATAGACTTCACTGCTAGAAGTGGTATGTGGTCGCACCCTGGTGTACTTACATTTACTGTTAATGAAAAAGGTTGGGACAACTTAAAGATACTATAAAAAAAACCCCCACCAAGTTGGCAGGGGTTTTTAATTTTGTTATTTAATTATCGCTAATGAGTGTTACAACATCTTTATGACCAAGCCATTTTTTAAATGGTTCTTCTTCTGGATGAAACATCATTGTTGTTGATAAGGTTAAAGCAAACTCTTGATTTACTTTTTTCCAATTAATATATTTTCTATGATGTATTGCAATCATAATTAACTTAATAAATAGTTTCATTATTCACCCATCCATTCATCACACTTGTCCTCGTGTTCGTTTTTTACAGATACAGAATTAAAAGTTTTATTACAACTCCAACATTCTGATTTTGGTGATGGGATTTTATACATATTTTCCATCCATTTATTTCTAGCCATAATTCCTCCTTAGTATTTATTAGCTAATACCATGTTAGCACATGTTGACACATTTGTCAAATCGTGTATTTTTACAATGGAAGAATTTTGTATTTTTTCTCTTGACCTTTGAAGTCTTTTTCGTGGTAAGTGTGATGTTCTTTTACGCTATCCCACATCTTTAATACTTCATCAAATGAATACCACTTGACCTCTTTGGTTTTTATATTGACATAAGTAATACCAACTTTAACTTCAGGATAATCTTTTGCTCTGTCGTATAACTCTCGTAGCTTTACCATATCAGAGAACTTTATCTTCTTTGTACCTTTTACCTCTGTCAAGTACAACTTATCTCTCCTGTTAAAGATGTAATCAGGCACAGTTATGATGTCTGTATAGTACCAAAAGAAATCAATACTATGTTCCCATGGGCTAGTTGCTGCTTTTAACCAGTCCTTTTGTTTCACTAGCCCTAATCCTGTAAGGTGTTGCTCAAAAATATCCTCTGCTTGTTTACCAACACCACCTTCTACCCTGTCGTTGTACTCCATATCGCTGAAGTCCATTACTCTTCTTCCTCTTGTGTGTTAGTAAGTATTTGTATGTTAGGAAGTATTGCAAGTAGTTGCTGTTGTCCAGTAGGTAACAATATACTTTTACCCATAAACAAAGGCACTTCCTTTTCATTTCTTCTGTTTAATA